AAGCATACCGTTGACGCTCAGATTCGGAGAACGCAGGGTTTTGTGATGCCTGTTGGTAAACGCTTGCAAGGTTTCCTGCCCGAGCAGTCCCCAACAAACCAAGATTGGCCTGTTCTTCTGCGTAATCTACTAAATATTTAGCGTATGCACGATTATAATTTTCTTGTGCGCTCTTAAACGCGCTAACACTACCGTAAGCCTGAACACCTTGCTGGAAAGCAGGTTGATTTTGTAGCGATGGGGAGTTAAACCAACTCATGTCAACTCTTACAGCGGGCGGTGTAGGAGGCTGAACCGTCGGTGTTGCATTAGTCGGAGCAGCACCATACGGAGCAATAGGCTCTATGTTTGTTTCCCGCAGGAATGACCCAAACTGGCTAAGTAACGGATTCACATAGAAAGACTGAGACTGAGCAAGCGCGGTCTGAAACAAACGGTCTTTTAGCGCGTTCTCTGCCTCTTGCCGACCTTGTGCTGGAGGCGATTGGTTTGCGGCCCTCCAAAGCAGATTGTTCTGCGTAAGATAGTCCACATAACCTCTAGCCTCTTGTTCAGCTTTTTGGTACGCGGCATCTATATCACTTAGAAATGATGTCTGCCCTGTTAAAAAATTAGTCGCCATTTATCCCACCAGTATATAAGCGTAAGTCTTGTTCGCGGTATTGTTAGAGAAGTGACTTATCACCGCTTCCCCTTTGGACTGTGATGACACATAAATGTTGCTGAAAGCATAGGGCGCAATAAACTGAACAGTAACGAAAGCGGTCGGAGTTGCAGGGATCGCAGGAGTCACTCCCGCAGATGCCGCCACAGCATCAAAATGCTCGAACGACACCCCTATGTCTGACGGTCTCCATGCTAACTGTATGTAGTCATTAGCAGCCAAATCAAAAAACACCATTGTTGCCGCGATTGACTGCGAACTTGCGCCTGTAGACTTTCTTGCCTTAATGCCAAACTTACTGTTACTCGCCGCAACATTGCTTCCGTTCTTCTTAAACCAGATGTCTACGCTTTGTGCATCGTTTGTAGAGTTGACCAATTGAATAGAGAACTGAATTGCGTACTTGCCAGCATTGCGGAAGTTAATCCTGTCGCCATTGCTCAGATAGACATTGTTTGCCATATCTGTAGTGTTCAAACCAAGAATGTTCTCCGTGCCAATCGTAGTCGCTGCTTGATCTGTCGTGTCCGAGAACTGACCATACGGAGCCGCATCAGCCTCTGCCGCATCCGAGAATGGAATAATTACAATCTTTGTATCCTCTGAGATACGCTCGTCATACAAGGTGGTGGTAGTCACATTACCAGTATTCAGCGTAATCAGTCCTGTGTTGTTGGTCTTGCCATCCAGTACGAGGTTGAGGATCTCCGCGACTGCACGTGGATCACCACCGAACGGAGGAAGCCTGCGGAACTGCATTAGCGCGTCCCTGCCTGCTGTATCTCAGCCTCTACACCAATTGCCGTTGTCCAGTTCCCACTCGGCTCCACGCGAATCCTGTGGTACTTACCTAAAGACCTAAAGCCAGCACGATTTTCCGCATCTGCCGCGCTTGTAGCGCCAAACGCCACACCCTGTGAAAGATTCATGCGGGAAGCAATAGACATTGTTGCGGAACCAGCGTCTATGATTGGCTTGAGTAGCGTAATCATGGACATACTTGCATCAGACGATATGTCTGGTGTGGTAATCCTTGCGGCCTTATTCGCGCCTACAAAGTTGATTATCTTCGCTCCTCGAACACCAGAGAGCAACAGTTTCCCACCTAGCCATTGGCGAGAGTCTAAGGAAGCTGTAAGAGCATCTAGTGAGGCAGAAAAGTTATCCAAGGCTTCGAGGGTCGTTCCTGGCGTAAACACATCGGATATACGCGCCGCATCTGTCTCTACATAACTCCAGCGCTTTGTCGGAGTGTGGTACACCAGAAGCTGATAACCCTCATCCGTGGGATAACCCCAGATGACTAGACTTCGGAACGGATCTACCGCAGTAGACATCTGCGCGATAACTTCTTCCCGAACATTGTCCCAGAAGAATCGGTTTACCTTCTCCGCGCCTATAGGTTCAACCTGCTGACCATCACACGCATAGAAACCATCGTCCGCAAGGAAGTAAGTTATCCCTTTCCATTGCGCCACACTATTAGACTCGTAACACCCTAGATTCCGAGAGATGTTGTCAAACTGAAACACTAGAGGCGAACCAACATAACTCATACGAATGATGGAACGCTCAAGCAGGACAAGACCAAACTCGCCACCCGTCATACCGCGCACCTGACCACCGTCAGGCAACCTTTGGAAGTCTGACTGTGTAACCGCGCTAGATGCCCAAGTCGTAGGGTTGTTAATCCCTGACCAGCGAACCTCGTCTGCCGCAGAAGTAGTATTACCCACCACAACAAAGTCGCGGACTACCGTAATCAGCTTCGCGGTTGGCGCACTAGCGTCTAAGTCTTGGAAGTCACCAGTAGTGGTCAAGTCGTAATACTGGAGTTTGTTCTTGTTATTGCTTGCAATGAAATAGTCACCGAACCGCACGAAACGCCAGCGATCCGTAGAGGTGTAAGTAGCCCCAGAAACATCATCGAGATTGTTGTTTGCAGAGTTAAACAGCCATAGTTTCGTAGCACTACCCGCAAACAGACGAACCACACCCGCATTGTCTTTGTCCGCAGCTACGCTATTTAGATCTTCGCTCGCGGCATTGGAATAATTTTCTTCCTCTGGAAATGCCCCATAACCCACGGCTTTAGGGAATACGTTGAGTGCGTTCGTAAGCGCACCTACCACCCCAGGCTGGTCAGGAAGCCACTCTGTAAAGTCTATGCGCGTAGTTGCCATGTACTAGATTCCGCAGTTCTTTCTGTCCAGGTATTAGATTCTGGAGTTAAATCCGTCCAGGTGTTTGCCTGATCTGTCACCACAGACCACTCCTCACCATACTTGTAAATGCTTGCGCTTATCGTCGCAGAGCCAGTAATGTTGGCTTTGATTACGGGAGTGTTTGTAATCAGAACATAAAGATCAGCAGTTCCCGCAAAACTTAGCGAAGTCTTAAAAGTACCACTAGAACCAGATACAAGAGATCCAGTCCCTAAAATTTCGGCTACTAATGTCCTAGTTCTTTCTGCATCAGAAACAAGCAACCCAGTTGCAGTAATACTTGCAGAAGCCTCTACAGGGAAGCTAGGAGCAGCGTATAACTCTCCAGTACCTGTGATAGCCGCAGCACCATCTCGAACCCGTACCGAACCAGATACAAGGCTTCCTAGCCCCGTAATGCTTGCAGATACGTTATAAGTTACATTCCCAGAACCAACCAAGGTTCCAGTACCTGTAATCACACCTTTTGCGGTTCTTTCTCGTACCCCACTAGAGACCAGCGAACCAGTACCAGAAATAATCCCTTGCGCGGTTCTTTCCCGCACCGCACCAGATACTAACTGACCTGTTGCAGTTATAAGCCCTTGCCCATTTCTGACGCGGTTTGCAGAGGATACAAGCGTTCCTAAACCGCTAATGTTTCCCTGTGCGTCTCTGATCCGCAGCGCCCCGACAACAAGACTTCCTGTGCCGGTAATAAACGCTTCACCCTCGTAAGTCTCTCCAGTCTGGGCTTCAGCCGTAAGGGTTCCTGTACCAGTTATGGAATCCCGCGTAAGTTTTATACAGGCGGTGTTCCACAGATCCGAATCTAGACTGATCTGAATCGCGTCAAGATTGGTGTTGAACTGGTCTAACTGCTCAAGCGAAAATGGCCCACAAATCCCCTCATCAGTCCAATAGTTATCAAGACTGAAAGGAAGAGAGTCTAATGACCCAAACTGGTCAAGACCCTCTAGGCCGATAGTGTTGGACATTAGTCAAGAGCAGCAGTCAAATTGCCAGTAGAAATCTTGAGAATGTCACCAGACTCGATCAAGCGCGAAGTCGTAAGAGGCGTGTGCATCAGCAGATTGCCAGACGAAAGCGCGTCTAACAGTCCAATGTGCGACACAGTACCCCACGATCCCGTAGCCTGGGGGAAGGTCACATCCGCAGAGGAAGTAACAATACCACCGGTTGCGGTTGTAACGCTCAGAATCTGCCGCGCATAAGACCCGCCAGAAACCTCGCTACCCGTATTTCCGTCTGTCGGATCAGTCGTAAACAGACCGACATAAACAGTCGTAGGAGATGTATAAGAAACATTGCGGAGAACGTGGTCAAGCAGTTTGTTCTCTAGATAATTGCTGAGTTCGGCCATTTTTTACCTCGCAGTAACAGACATTGATAAAGGAACACCAGCATACTCACTAGAATTGTCGGACTCCGAAAGGGAGGTGATTGCGCTGGAATATAACTGCGTCCAGGTAGCCAGCCGCGCATCGTTCATTAGATACGGCTCGGCCTCCAGTAACGCCCCATAAAGCAATGCGTCAGGACAGTTCGCCATAAACACATTGCTCGAATTCGTATCACTAAGTGCAGTAGGCTTAGCGTAGTACAACATCACCACGGTATAAGCTGAATCAGGCTTTGGAGCCAGTTCAAACTCCAAACCACGTTGCGTGTAGAACAAAGGCTTGCCAGACTCATGCGCCCGCGCATCCCGCGTAAACGCAGAAGGCGAGAGGTAAGTAAGAGGTTGCCTAGGATTCAGATCCACATAAAAGTCACGCACACTTAGGAAGTCGCTAGGAAGCCCTACTGTGCCATCTCCACTTGTGGTGGTGGAGGATACTACTTTGAGCATCTGGCGCAGGCGTATCTGCCTTGCCAGACGGATTTCAGCCAGAGTGATAAAGGTCGGAATCTGTGAGGTTAAGTCACTTCTTCCGAGGTAGTTTGCGACCGTTGTCTTTAGGTCGCTGTAGTTTGTTAGGCTCATCCTTGAAATCGCTCCAACTGTATGTGTACTGACCTATGTGGCCGATCTCCTGGCTCAATTCGTGATCCACCCAGGTCTCAAATCCAGCATCGTGCGCCGCAATACAGAAATGCACATCTTCCCCAAGGGTCTTGCCTCCAGGGAGTTCGTAAAAGTAGAACCAGGGCTTCGGAGTCTTACGGTAGACCTCTGCCTTTACCAGCATTACACCGCAGCCAATCGCGGTAACTCGCTCAATACCCTTCTTGCCTTTGGAGTTTATAGAGTACCAATGGTTCTCCTTCTTCTCCATGTCAATCTTTAACTGCTTGGCAGTCGGGCCTACAGGCAATGTCCGCGTAGTAGCGTTTACCCCAACAATGTCTTTATCGTGGGCCAGTAATCGCTCAATCGTGTTCTTGGGAAACCGCATATCTGCATCTATCCACAGAATGTAATCACATTCTTGGTCTAAAGCAGCTTGTGCAAGTTTATTACGCTGGTCAAATATCAGCGTACCCGCAACTGTGTAGATCGCCTGATCGCCATCCTTGCGCCATCTGGAGTCATATCCGCAGAGTGTCGCTAGGTCAAACGCCGTTCCAATGCACATATCCCCACGGCTGGGGATGCAGATGCCTATTCTCAATCAAATCCTCCCAGGTCTAGAACGAAAATGTCGGTTATCTGGATCGTTTAGCCATGCCTTGAACTTCTTCTGGTCTACAACCGCATAGCCGCGCATGATGCCTTGCCTGTTCAGTTCAATAATGACCGAATCAGGTATCCAACCGATATGTTCTAGTTCACCCCACTTGGCTCGTTCGTCCGTAGCCGCATAACGCGACTTGTTGGACTCAAGCACCGCTGTGATGTCCTGGGAATTCTCTATGATGACTTGACCGTTGTCACCCTCGTAAAACGAGGTTTTAACCCCAGCCCAGTTTGTATCCTCACCTAGTTTTCGCATTTATTACCCAAAAAAATAGGGGGCAGTTGCCCACCCCCTATTCTACGCTTCTAAACTAAACAGTCAACTACAGAGCAAAGTTCAGATCGAAGATACCGCCATGAGCAGCCTCGTTGCGAACTTCGAGGGTCAGCTCAGCGATGATCTGGGTCTTCTCAGCGTCACCAACCCGAGCCAGTTCGTTCGTGGAGAACGGACGGAGGAAAGCCATCGCAGCGTACTCAGGATCAAGTACGAGCGCATCGCGGGTACGCATAAAGCGATCCGGAACCACTTGGAGAACGCCGAAATCACTCTGGTAGAGGTCAGCACCAGCGAGGATTGTGACCTTGCCGGTTCCTTGGGTGTTGATGCGATGCTGGCTGATACCCGTAAACTCGGAAACCTTCTGCTTACCAGCAGGAGGAACCACGAGCAGGGTGGGCGTACCGCCAGAAGTAAAGACCTTCTGAACCACATCCTTCAGCAGCGTCTCGGTAAATGTCCGAGTCGTACCGTCACCACGGGTGGACTCACCAATCGTCGTGGGATCAGTACCAGTCGTGGTGCTGTCACGCTTGTTGGTGTTGGTCTTGATCCAAGACAGCAGGGAAGCCATCTTACGAGCAGAAGAACCCGAACCAGCATCACGGCCTTGGTTGGCAGTAATGGTGGCCTCGATGTCGCGCTTAATTTCCGCAGAACCTTTAGCCAATTGATAGGCTTTTTCAGATTTTCTGCCTGCTTTATCAACGCTTTGGAGCGTACCGCTAATCATAATTGTCTTTTGGACAATTTGCGTATAATTTCCAAGGCGAGTTGTCGGCGAAAGGTCAGCTTCCGTAGCAGTTGCGCCTTCAACCGCAGCGTTGCCAGTCGTAGCAGCAGCTAGGGAATCGGTCTGCCACTCGTGATAAACGGCGGTAGCTTTGCCCTTACCGATAGAACTCATAATGGGTGTATCTGTTGGGGAGATGTCATATATGACATCCGTCAAATCTTCCCGCAAGCCTACTGCGTCATACGTTTTATATTGAGCCATGATTTAATTCCTTTGCGTTAAATTAAAGCAATCTTTCAAAGATGCGAGCAGCGTCATTCTTTTTACCAGAACGCCGCAATTGCTCACGGAGTTTTTTGCCCTCAGAACTCTCTCTAGCCTCTGGCGTAGAAGTCCCTGGGCGCATCATTCGGGGAGCCTGTGCGACCTTCTTGACCGCATCCGCTTTCCCTTGGGTTAGTTTGTCAAACTGCATAGCCTTGTATAAAGCAGTCACCGCGCGAGAATCATAAACTTGAGCCAACTCTTCATCTGAGAACCCAATCTTCTTGGCATAGTTCCGAATGTCAGTCTTAATCGCCTGACCTTTTGCGGGATCAGCTATCTCCGGTATCGCCTCTTGCAACTTTAGGGCTTCTGCTTGCAGGTGGGTTTGTAACCTCTGCGATTGCTCTGCCTGTTGTTGTTGGGAAATCCGTTGCTGCTCCGCACGAACCGCTGCCAGTTGCTTCTCTCGCTCTGTCTGCTCAGCAACCCTCACGGCATAACCGATAGGATCACTTTCTTTCAAAGCCGCCAAATCCTCGCCCTTTTCTCCCTGTGAGAGCATCTGCTCAATCACTTGGAGTCTCTGAGCGTAGGTGTCTCGGAGTTGCGCCGCTTCCTCAATCTTTTGCCGTTCTGCCTCTACTGCCTTACGCGCCTCGGCAACTTCCTGAGTCTTGCGGGTGTAGTCACTCGTTCTGGAATAACCCTTTAGTAACTCATCCAGCGGAACATCCATCTCTTCCTTGCCTACTTTTACTTTGTAGGTGGGTGTGGGTTCCTGCTCTGACTCGTATTCGGATTCTTCCGCGTACTCTTCCGATTCCTCAGATTCGTACTCCGCACTAGCTTCCTGCTCCTCTGGGGCTTCCGGTTGGGCTTGCGCCTCCTGCGGCTCCATCAGACCGAGAAACGATTCTGCGGCTTGACTGACTGTCTTTGCACTCCCTTGCGGGTTGGTGTCTTCCATCCGTAACTCCTAGTTGTTAAAAAATCTTCCAGCGCTTCTTGTCTATCTCAGTTTGCGCCGCAATAGACTCGATTGACGCTATAAACTCCTCTATCGCCCTGTACTTCATAAGAGTGCGTTCCCGCACATCTATATCCGTCTCAGGACTGTTGAGAATGTTGGTAATATACAACTCCTGTTGTCGATTTACAACAGATAAGAAAAACTCGTCTTTAAGTAGTGCTGCCGCCCGTTCTGGGCTAGGTCTATCGCTCAAAGTTGCTGGTCTCCAGGAATTTGCACATTACCGGTAATTTCCGCACCGACCTTCGCGGCTTTCATCTGGGCTTCTGCTTGGAACTCCGCAATCTTCAGTTGCAGACTTGCTTCAGCCTTTTCCCGAGCCAGTTGGATCTCTGCCGCAGCCTTTTCCCTTGCCAACTGTATGTCGGCTTGGGCTTTCATCTGCTGAACCTGTATATCTGCCTGGGCTTTAGCCTGGGAAGCCTGTACTTGGGCTTGCGTCTGGGCCATTAGCGCTTGGGTAGCAGGGTCTGCCTGCGGCTGTTGCGCCTGCGCTGCCATCTGCTGTTCAGCCTCTGGGGGTAACTCTCGGAAAAATTCAGCGGAATCGACAAAACCAGCCGCCTCGATAAATCTGCCAAGCGCGGATCTATATTGAGAGACGCCAACCAGAGCTTGACCAATTGCACCCGATCCAAGTAATTGCTCCTGTTTCTGTAGCACCATCGCAAGCATAGCCAATTGCTGATCCCTTGTGCCAGTTCCCAGACCGACATTTATCCGTATGTCGTATTGGGTCTTCCACTGGCGAGGGTCCATCTGTACATACTTCCCGCTTAACCGCACGATCCTGGGCTTGCTCTGGTACTTAGTGACCAAGTGGAGCATATGCATAAACAGGTCACGAACGCCTGTCTCGGCAAAGGTACGAGCAATCAGTTCAATCCTGCCAGCCGCAGCGTTTTGCATTGCCGCAATAGCCGCCGCCGTAGTGTTTTGCAGAATGTTGGCATCCAGACCCTGACTGTTCTGGTTGATCCCCGTCCGCTTCTGCTGAACCTGATCTAGGTACTCCAGCATCGGGAAGGATTGGCCGGCGACCGGAGCGACATCCAGTTGAGCCACGGCCTGCGGAGACTTGACCCGAACCACACCACCAGGTGTTACGGTTAGGAGGTCATCTAGGTTTACCTGACCGTCTACCGCCATCACCCGCGCATTGTTGGTCAGATATAGGTTATCCAAGATCTGACGGGTAATCGTGGACTTGATTAACTGTATGTCCATCACCCTGTCTGCAAGGCTATGGCCAAAGAACTTATGCGGCATTGGGATCGGGCAGATAGAGCAGAACGGAACGTAATCTATCTCCTCATCGTCAAGGATCTCCATGCCCGCGTAGAAGATCCTACGCAGTTCCGCAATGCCATCACCGTCTTCGTCTATCCGAATGAAGCACTCGAATGTCTCTATCTCCTGCATTTGCTTGTTCATCGTCTCGCGGTCTAGAGGTTGTTCACCCTCCGAGTACCGCGCAACACGCTCTGGCGTAAAGGTTAGATCCTCGTATGCAGGCAGGTTTTCCACAACATCCTGTGGATAACCCATCGCAATCAGTTCTGACCTTGTGGTCAACTTCCGGTGAGCGCAGAAGGGCGAGTCTGTAATAGTCCGCGCCTTCTTGGAGATGATGAACTCCTCGGGCGGTACATTCTCAACCCTGACCTGACCGTAACTCTTGGTCTTCTTAATCTTCACATCGTAGGAGAAGATCGGAACCAAGGTTTGCATGGGTTGACCCGTAATCGGATCTTGCGTGACCTGGGGAACCTCTCCGACCTGTTTCTGCTCCTGCTCAACGATCTCTACGGACTCATCCGCAAGCATCATCGCCACTTCTTGCTCTGTCAGATCCTGGTATTCCTCAGTCTGGATGTCTTTCGTGTCATCCCACCAGACCTTAACAACCCCGTTCTTCTGTAGCAGGGCATCCTTAAACCAGATGTTTAGGACGGAGAATCCAGGGTTATCCCGATAAAAGATGTAGTTCAGATATTCCGTGACTTGCTTGGCTAACTGTTCATCTCCTGGGCCTTCAGCCTCCGCACGAACAATGTCATCACCCTGGGTAAAGACACGGAGAAGCGCAGGCAAAGCAGAGTCAATACTCTCCGCAACCTCACCTGTAACGATCTGCGACCGCCCCTCGACCTCGTTCCCGTATGGATCACGGTTATAAAACTGTAGGGCTTTGCGCCGTTGTTCAGTCGTTTCCGTCTCGATGTAGCCCAAAGCATTGTCGATCTCAGACTCAACAATCGGTTTTAACTCAAACTCATTCATCTTTGCCATATCAAACTATCCATTTAGTTGTAACGGTAAGAGGCTTTCCCCAGTTGCTATTTGTATCCATGCCAACTGCCAGATAGCGAAAGCTGTCGCTGCCATGAGAAGCCCAGTCATGCAGAGGCTTGTCATAAAAAACATTTCGCTTCTCGTCATATTCCCGCCTGTAGTTTCTAAGACAGTCTAGACCTTGCTTAACCTTGGGCATATTAAACCAGCACCTCGGGAGAAGCCTTCTGACCGCCTGTATGCCATCGTCCACACCTAGGCGGGGTACTACTGTGCAATCCAATCCAGCGTCTCTAAGAACCTCTAAGCGGCTTCTACCAGTACCTAACTCTCGTACCTCCACATCGTGAGGGAGAAGTTGTGCGGCCTTATGCCAGCCTCTGTTGGTTAGTTCCCGCACATACCAGTCTAGACCCTGCCCGTGGTTCTCGATGTAGTCCATGAGACGAACCTCTTGACCGGTCGCTTGAGCAATCCATATTGCCGTAGAGTCGCCCACCCCCAGATCCCATGCCGCAAAGGTCTTGCAGAGGTCATCCCGCGGGATTTCCTTAAATCTTTCTTCAGCGAGGTTGTTAAGTATTGTCCCGTAGTACGAGCCCTCAACCGGGGCATCGAACGAACATTCGAACTCTTGAAAATACTTCTGATCTCCCATCTCTCGCCGCGCAGCTTGTAACTCAGCTTCGGGGACAATACCAGTCTGACTAGCTTTGAACTCCAGTAGCGACCAACCATCTTCCGTCGCAGCGCGATCCCTGAGATCTTTGAAATGGTTTGCTCCTTTGGGTGTTCCGATAAACATTGCCCAACCCAGACGATCCGCAAGGGCAGGACGGATAATCTCGTTCCAGATCTTCGGGTTCATATCCCCGACCTCATCCAAAACAACACCGTCTAGGTATATGCCTCGGAGACTGTCTGGATTGTCCGCACCGTAAAGACTTATCCTGCGGCCCCAGAAGTCAACCCGCAACTCTGCGATGTTGGCTTTAGCGTCTAACGGTTGTGTGTACTTTAGGAGATAGTCCCACGCAACTCGCTTGGCCTGGGTGTAGGTTGGTGCGATATAGGCAAAGCGCGGAGACTCCCGTTCGCATGACACCGCAGCTTTAACAAGGTGGTTGATTGCCGCAACAGTCTTCCCAAATCTTCTATGGCAGACCGCAACTGTGAATCGGTGAGTATCAACTGCCTCATGGACTGCAAGCTGATTCTCCCTTGGTGCGTATGGAATGATTACTTGCTGGACTGCCATCCGACCGCAATCTGAAGCGGGTTCTCCGCGTCACCGGTAATCTTCTGCTCTATCGGAGCCAGCCTAGCGTAAAAGCGGTAAAACTCGGTCTGGTTCTTCGGATCGGACTTAGCCCAGTCCACCATCGCTTCCAGTCCTCCGAGTTCCTCGAACGCCTCTACGATGTTCTCTTTTACCTGCTTTGGGATCTTATTGGTAGCGCCCTTGGGTCTACCTGCTCCTGCCCTGGAGCCGCCCCAGGTTGATTTTGGTTCCTCTAAATTTTCAAGTTCCATTTGGTCGAATCCTCTT